GATGCTGTGTGCATACACATCCTGCTAAACCTAATACCACGAACCCTAATAGTTTCGCATGTTCCACGGTGTTTCACACTTATCCACAGAGTTATCCACAATCCTACGCTTTTTCTTTATGCTAGGCTAGGATGGCTGGCTGGCACCTTACGGCCCCAGCAATCCCAGCCCGGCGCGCCGGGAGGCGCGCTCTCTATCTTCGTTAGGCTCAGATCGTCCGACATGGCAATGAGGACTTAGATAGGGGGGATGCGCGAAGGGGGGACCATTGAACGCTCACCGGTCCCCCCTTCGCATTTCATTCCCTGGGAATGTTTGATATCACTCCACTGAGTGTCTGCTCCCGCGTTGTCGCCGCCAAGCCGCAGGCTTGGAATCAAGGCGACTCCATTTCTTTGCGCTGTGTTATCCACAAGTACACTCGGCGGCACGTGTGCGCGCGTGCTCTATCGCGCGTGCGCGCGTTCCAGCCTGTGTACCCTGTGGGTAACGTTTACAGCGCGGGGGATGAATTTTTTCATCCCCCCATTTGAGCGGGAGCTCTCGACAGTGCCTCTACTTGAGGTTAACTGTCCTAGGTGACAGCCCTTGAGGCTTCACCGTCTTGTGTCCCGGCAGAATCTGCTTCTGGCGGGTCACTTTCTGGCTTGACTATCGGCTTTCCTTCTGAGTCGTATTTCTCGGCGGGTGCCAGTATTCCCCTGAGGGTAGCGATCCCCTTATCCGTCTGCATTAATGCCAGGTACTTATCCTCTCCGCCGATTTCCTTCCTCACGTATGCCGGTAATTTTTGGAATTCGCTTTTCACGTTGCAGATCGTCTCCATTGATTTCTGCCAATCTGCTTCCGATACGTCGCCATACGTTGGTTCATACATCTTGATGTGTTCCATTACCCCGGTTTTGATGTACTTCGCCATAATCGTATTGATGTCACACGCTCTCGCGTGGTTTTGCTCCGTCATTGTTTTTCCGGGTTTTTTATACACGCTGACCTTTTTTCGGTCGAACGCGCAGCGTACTTTTGGATATTTCATAACGTACCTCCGAGTTCATAATTCAATCCGCGGTTGATTTCCTTCGCGCGTTCGCTCTCGTTCAGCGGTTTTGTTGGTTCTCTCTCTTGGCTGCCCATAATTAGCAGCCTGTCAAGCCATCCTTTCCACCCCGGCCCGATTTTTGTCACTACGTGAAACGTCGTATTTCGGTCCGGGTTTGTCAGAAGCCATTGATAGAACGCCTCGAGTGATTTGACTCCGGGTATTCCCGCCCTGGCTATTTCCAAATCAACCTTTTTGCGTTCGTTTTCTGTTCTTATTCCTGATTGCCGCAGCACCTCGCTTACCGTCTGCTGCGTTACGGCTTCTGCTCTTTTTCCTGTCAATGTCGTTTCCGCGTTTGTTTTCGCGGTTTGTGCTCCCAGTTGCATTATTCGTGCATTTGACTCTTTCACGCTTTGTTTCAGTTGCACTGCGGCCATCGCATTGCTAACGCCTTTTCCTATTCCTTCGGACAATAAAGCGTTTTCGTTTCCGAATTCTGCCTTTGCCCCGGACGGACTACTCGCCGGACTACCTAGTGCCAGAATTCTATTCAATCCTGCCGCGTCCAGGTCTTTCGCGGCCCGCTGATAAGCGGTACTGCTCATCCTTTCCTGAAATTGCATTTGTTCCCTGGCTAACTGGGCGTTCATCTCATTGGCGGATTTTTGTCCGCTACGCCCAAATAGCCCCCCGATTACGCTTCCGGCAATTCCCCCCAGTGGTCCTAGGAAACTTCCTAGTGCCCCTCCGATTGCGCTTCCACCTCCCGAGCCGCCGCCGGTTTTCGGCATTTTCCACGTCATCAGAAGTGGTCTATGTATCCCGGCGCACCGTCTGCCGGTAGTGGTCGTGTCGCTTTATGCTGAAAATAGGCATCCAGCAGGAAATGCGGCTCGTCTGTTACTGCTATCACTCTGTCAATCGGCGGATCGTCTTGAATGAATGTGTTGTTAAGCGCTGGTGTCGCGTCGAAGTCTTGGCTCAGATGCCAGGCATCTAGGCTTGCGGTCGCTTTGCTTCGGAATAACCCTGTGATTTTTGACAAGTTTTGCCTCATCTCGGCCCAGCGTTCCTGATATCCGAATATTTCATCGTCGGTTGCTGTTCCTGTCGCGTAGATTTCGCGATTTTTCACGGCCTGCTCGCCGATTTTTGCCAGGGCCGGCCAATAGTGATCGTATTTTGTCGATCTCGTCCAGTGTCGATCTATTCCTGTTTGATATGTTAGGTCTGCTCTCGCGCTGATAAAGCCGATAATGTAGCCATGCTCTGTGAACGCTTTCGTAAACCCTGCCGATCCGCCCGCGATTCCATACGCGGATAAGTTTCCCTGCGGCGTCGGCGTGTAATCTGTATCTCCCGGTGATCCCGACGTCTGCGGTACTTGTGTAATTCCCACACTCATGCTCGCCGTTGTTAGCAGCTCCGGCCGCTGTAGTCTCTGGTCGCTACTTCTCACCCCGAAGTGACTCAATATTAATTCGGTGTACCTCGTTCCGCCCCTGGCATCTCGCTCTTGCAATTTCTGAAGTTGAAATGCCTGCCGTAGATCGTTAATTGTTGCGTTTGTTGCCTCTGATAGATCGGCAATCATGTTTGATTCGGCGGAGTCCGTTGTCAGGTACATATCCCCGGAATAAATTCCTCCCGGGTTCGTTTTTACGTTGAAATCGTTCTCTTGTTGCAGCGATCCCAGCTCTATAGAACCGTCAAAGTTCGTCCATTTCGGCGCTGTTGTTTCGCCTCCACCGATTACCGGTGCTGTTTCTCCGAGTGGCAAGTCCACGCCCGGGCCTTTTTGCGGCCAGGGTAAACAGCTGGTGAAGTAATCGTGCCTTTTTCCCCGTCGCCGCAGCGGATAATCCGATACGTTGTCGGGCCCGTCGTCCGTGTTTAGTACTGGCGAATCTTGTAGGTTCTCGTCCCTGTACCATTCGAACCAGCAGCGGTTCATTGCCCTGTATGGTAAGGCGCTGATTATTCCGTTTGGTATTGTTGTTTTGATTGGCAATCCGAAGTAATCGCTTACGGTGCCCTCGGCCCAGTTCGGGTTTGCTGTATTTGTTGCCTCCATTGTTGGAATGAGGAAGTCTGTACTATCCCCCGGGTTTACCTGTTCGCCCATGAACGGTTGCCAGTTATCCCACATTAGTCGATTAGCGACGAAGAAGAATTGCTGTTCGATCTTTATCGAGTCCATGATCGGATTAATTGGAGTCGCTAGGCGGACGAAGCAATTTGCTGTGACCCTGTGTAAGTCGCCTGGCACGACCTCTTGTATAAAATGCGGGATTAGATAACCCGCGTCGAAGGTCGTCTTGTGTCCGAAGCTCAGATTAAATGTTGATCGCGGCACGTTGGCGTGGCCAATCGTCGCGTAATCTTGCTTCATTACTGTTCTGTTTTTCATTTCACGGCTCCGATTTTCGGCATATATTCTATTGCCATGCCGAGGTTTTTATTCTCGGCGTAATTTTCGATCGTTCCTTCTGCCTCGTCCCATGTTCCGATTTCATATAGACAGAAATCGTTCGGGTGTTTGTTGAATACACTCTCTGGATTTTTGATGTTTTCTGAATAAGCTCTTAACGCTAATCCTGCCGTTTCTGAAAAGAACGGTTGCATAAAGGCTTCTGCTTTGTTGTCGTATACCGCGTAAATTTTAGTTTTCATACGTCCTCTTTAATTTGTCGAATCGCTTCTGTGTGCATTTTTCGCGGATTTTTAACCGCTGCCCGTGGTTGTTCGGATTTTCAATTGCCCTGGCAATTCTTTCCTCTTTGATTCTCCGGTACTCCGGCTCGTTGTCGTCTTTATACAAGTCGTCGTAGTATTTTGGAATGCGTCGTTTTGCGCCTTCAAATGTAATAAAGTCCTTCGGATAGCAATCTGACTTATATGTTTCATACCATGTTCTTCCAATCGCCGGTTTCAGGCTCATCGTTATATATTCCGGCTCGATTTTGTGTATCTCCCCTGTCCACGGGTCTATTTTTTCGTAGTGTCGTTTTGCTTGTTTGCCCGTTATTTTTTTCGTGGCGTATCTGGCGCAATATGCTGCTGTCTCTCTCGTCAATTTTCCCACTGTGGCGAATCCGAAGGGCCACAATTTTTCTAGTTTTCCGCTGCGCCATACGCATATTCCCTCGGTTTCCTTCCACAATTCTTTATCGTCAAAGTCGTGATTGAATAACAACGCATGATAATGCGGCCGTTCTAATTGGCTCCCATACTCTCCGACGTGAAAAAATCGTATTCCTTTTTCCTTTTCGCTCCATCGCAGCCGCTTCATGAATTTCTGAAAGTGGCTTTTATTTAACGATCCGTCCCAAGGGACGTTTTCCTCGTCATACGTCAATGTTATGAAACAATTGTCGTCCCACATACTCGCTTCATGCATGCATCTCGTTGTCCAATCCGCCGCTTTGTCCAGGCGGCAGCCGATACACTGTGAACACGGTATCTGTAGTTTTCTCCCCGGCCCCGGGCTAAATGATAATTGTGCTCCCGGGTGACTTTGCCAGGCATTCAACGGTTTGAAGCAAGGCATTACAACCTGTAGCCGCCTCGTCTTGGTCTTGTATTCAAGTTCCGTTTATTGGTCCTGTTCGCTGACCTCTTGAATGCTTTTTTCTGTTTGCTGCGTCGACTTTTGCGCATGTATTTCCCCTTTTTGGTAAGTTTGATGCTGTGTGCATACACATCCTGCTAAACCTAATACCACGAACCCTAATAGTTTCGCATGTTCCACGGTGTTTCACACTTATCCACAGAGTTATCCAC